GGATGCATTAACAGGAACACCTTATGAACTTTCTCTCGTTGCTTCTTCCAATTCTAATGGTGCAGATATTCACGGGTCTATGGACTGGGAAGAAATTAGTAGGTAACAACTATGTCTGATAATATCTATTTGGGAAATCCAAACCTGAAAAGGGCAAATACACAAATACAATTCACTGAAGAACAAATCATTGAATTCTTAAAGTGTAAGGAAGATCCTGTTTATTTTGCAAAGAATTATATTAAGATTGTTTCTTTGGATCACGGTCTTGTACCTTTTGAGATGTATCCATTTCAAGAGAAACTTGTAAAGAACTTCCACGAGAATAGATTTAATATTTGTAAGATGCCCCGACAGACTGGTAAGGCATTATCTTTAGATACTCCCATTCCAACACCATTTGGTTGGACAACAATGGGAGATTTGAAAGTTGGAGATTCCATTCTTTCACCATCTGGAGATTCTGTTTCAGTAACTATGAAAACTGAAACGATGTACAATCACAATTGTTATAAAATATATTTTGATAATGGTGAGGAAATAGTTGCTGACGCAGAACACTTGTGGGAAGTTGATAGTTCTTATTGGAGAACTGGGAAGAAGATTATAACATCCGAAGAAATTTATAAACTATACCAAACAAAAACAAATAATAAGAGGGGAAAGGGAGTCAATGGTTCTCTTTTCATTCATAAATCAAAACCTGCTAAATTTGTAAAAAATAGTTTAAAAATTGATCCATACCTTCTTGGGGTTTGGTTGGGTGATGGGTATTCTTCAGATGGTAGAATTATATCTCACAAAAATGATTTTAATTACTATAAAACAAAAATAGATGTAGAACATGAAAGAGACAGTAATAATTGCATTAGATTTAAAGTTAGAGAATTATATTCAAAGTTAAAATCATATAACTTATTAAAAAATAAACATATCCCTGCAGATTATTTGAGGTCTTCAATTGAAGATAGAATGGAACTTCTTCGTGGTCTAATGGATACTGATGGGTCTGTAAAGAAAAACACAAGATCGTATGAATTTTATCAAAAAAATTATGAGTTTGTATTACAGTTTATAGAATTATTGTCAAGTTTGGGAATAAAGTGTAATATAAGATATAAAAAAATAAAAGACAATTATTATCATACAGTATCATTTACATCAAAAGAGAGGGTTTTTAATCTTCCTAGAAAGATATCTATTTGCGATTCACAAAAATCCAGCAGACCGCAGGAAGATAGACACTATATCCACAAAATAGAAAAATTTAATAGTGTTCCTGTTGCATGTATTCAGGTAGATAGTGATGATCATTTATTTTTGTGTGGTAAAACTTTTATACCAACACACAACTCCACCACCTGCGTATCCTACCTGCTCCACTATGCGGTATTCAACGATAATGTTAATATAGCAATTTTAGCGAACAAGGCATCCACTGCCAGAGACCTTCTCGGAAGATTACAACTTGCTTATGAGAATTTACCCAAGTGGATGCAACAGGGTATTATATCTTGGAACAAGGGTTCTCTAGAGTTAGAAAATGGATCAAAAATTTCATCAAACTCTACTTCTTCATCTGCTGTCCGAGGCGGATCCTATAATGTCATCTTTTTGGACGAATTTGCGTTCATTCCAAATCACATTGCTGACGACTTCTTTGCCTCTGTTTATCCTACTATTTCTTCTGGTCAAAGCACAAAGGTAATTATTGTTTCCACCCCTCGCGGTATGAATCACTTCTACCGTATGTGGCACGACGCTGAAAGGGGTAAGAATGAATATATACCCACAGATGTCCATTGGTCGGAAGTGCCCGGTAGAGACGAAGCATGGAAGGCACAGACGATTGCAAATACTAGTGAGCAGCAGTTCAAGGTTGAGTTTGAATGTGAATTCTTAGGTTCGGTCAATACATTAATTAATGCAGCAAAACTTCGCAACCTAGTTTATGATGATCCAATAAAAAGAAATGCTGGACTGGATGTTTATGAACATCCAAAAGAAGAGCATAATTATTTAATTACCGTTGATGTTGCTCGTGGATTAGGTGATGATTATTCAGCATTTGTTGTTTTTGATATTACTAATTTTCCGTATAAAGTTGTTGCAAAATATAGAAATAATGAAATTAAACCAATGCTATTCCCAAGTATTATTCATGAAGTTGCAAAGGGATATAATAATTCTTGGTTATTAATAGAAGTCAATGATATAGGAGATCAAGTAGCAAATATTTTACATTTCGATTTAGAATATGACAATATGCTTATGTGTTCCATGAGAGGTAGAGCTGGACAAATTGTGGGATCTGGATTTAGTGGCAAAAAATCTCAAATGGGTGTGAGAATGACTGCCGCAGTAAAAAAATTAGGATGCTCTAATTTAAAAACTTTAATGGAAGATGATAAATTATTAACTACTGATTATGAGATTATTAGTGAACTTACGACATTTGCTCAGAGAGGTAATTCATTTGAGGCAGAAGAAGGTTGTAATGATGACTTAGCTATGTGCCTTGTAATTTTTTCTTGGTTGGTTGCTCAGGATTACTTTAAAGAAATGACGGACAATGATGTTCGTAAGAGAATTTATGAAGAGCAGAAAAATCAAATTGAGCAAGACATGTCACCTTTTGGATTTATTTCGGATGGTTTAGAGGATTTTGGAATAACTGTAGACGAAGAAACTGGAGATAGGTGGTCAATTGCAGGAACAAGAGATGAAAATGGTCCGTTAGAAGTTTGGAATTTGGATGAATATGGCGATCGTTCTTATATGTGGGAATATCGTTAATTGAATGGTAGGAAATTATAAATACTTTTAGAATAATTCGGGATAAACGGAGAATAAAGATGCCGCTAAATTTAGCATCTCCTGGAATTGTAGTAAGGGAAATTGATTTAACCACTGGAAGAGCTACACCATCATCAAATAAAGTTGGTGCAATTGTTGCACCTTTTGCTAAAGGTCCTGTAAACCTACCAACTTTAGTAGAGAATGAAAATGATTTATTAACTATTTTTGGCGAACCATACGCTGTAGATAATCATTATGAGCATTGGTTAAGTGCCTCTTCTTACTTATCATACGGAGGTTCATTGAGAGTCGTAAGATCAAATGACACTCAATTAAAAAATGGATTTGTAGGAACTGCATCCAGTGTAAAAATTGATAGTTTAGATCATTACAATTCTTTAGGATATGATGAAAATACTCTTAGTGGAGTTGTAGTCGCAGCAAAAAATCCAGGTTCTTGGTCTAATGGAGTTAGAGTTGCAATTATTGACGCTAAGGCAGACCAGATTCTAACCGGAATTGCAACTTCTGGAATATCTATTGGATATGGAGTAACACAATCAGTTAGTGGAAGATCATTACCAGGAATTGGTGCAACATCAACAATTGATGGGTATTTAAAAGGCATAGTCACTGGAATCGGATTATCAACAATTGAAGTTAAAGTTCTTTCTCATGTTTCTACTGCAAATACAGAGACATCTGTAGATTATCAACAATCTGGAGTATACGCATTTTCAAATACTGGTTCAGTTGCAATTCATACGAGTGGAGTATCTAGTCCATTTTCAACCACTACATATACCGCAATTCAAGATTGGTTCGATCAACAAACAATTGGATTAACCACATCATCGTCCATCAATTGGAATAATATTGGACCAAAACCAGGAACATCAGCATATTGTGCTGAAAGAGGATCTAGATTTGATGAACTTCATGTGGTTGTTATTGATAGTTTAGGATCTATAACTGGAAATGCTGGAACCATTTTAGAGAAGCATTTATCATTATCTAAAGCATCAGATGCAGTATTTTCTGTAGGAAATCCATCTTATTGGAGAACTTATCTTGCATCTAATTCATCTTACATTTTTGGATTAGGAGCACCTACCGGAATTGTAACTACAGGTTATTCCAGCGGATTTACTTTAAGTAGCAATGGTGGATGGGACAAAAATGCCAATGGAACTAGTGGGATTATTTTTTCAGCGACTGGATCATCAACGAATAGTTTAGACGGGGGAGTAAATTATGATGGTAAAGTGGGTCTCACCACTACTGGTGGTGCTCTTAAGGCCGAATTATCTGAACTTTCTGCAGGATATGATTTATTTGAATCAACTGATAACTACAGCATAGATTTTCTATTAATGGGTTCAGCAGCATATGATAGTTTAACTGCACAGGCACTCGCAAATAAATTAATTTCTGTTGCTGAATTAAGAAAAGATGCAATTGCATTTATTTCACCATACAGAGGCGCTGCGTTAACAGACTCTTCTTCTCAAACTACACCATTAGTTAGGACTGCTTCTGTTATCACAGACAATGTTTTAGCATTTTACTCATCAGTTGCATCATCATCTTATGCAGTGTTTGATAGTGGATACAAATACATGTATGATAGATTCTCAAATACTTTTAGATATGTTCCTTTAAATTCAGATATTGCTGGATTATGTGCTCGCAATGACATCAATAATTTTCCATGGTTCTCACCTGCAGGAACAACAAGAGGAGCAATTTTAAACGCAGTTAAATTAGCATACAATCCTACAAAATCTCAGAGAGATAAACTTTATTCAAATAGAATTAATCCAGTAATTTTCTCACCTGGTTCCGGAATCATTCTTTTTGGTGACAGAACTGGTATGGGAAAGGCATCTGCATTTGATAGAATTAATGTTCGTCGTTTATTTGTTTATATTGAAAATGCAATTTCACAGGCAGCGAAAGATGCACTATTTGAATTTAATGATGAAATTACTAGAACCAATTTTGTAAATACTATTGAACCTTTCCTTCGTGATGTACAATCTAAGAGAGGTATCTTTGATTATATTGTTGTTTGCGATGAGACAAACAACACTGCTGCGGTAATAGATAATAATGAATTTATCGCAGATATTTACATCAAACCATCCAGATCTATCAATTTCATTGGTCTGAACTTTATTGCCACTAAAACTGGCGTTAACTTTGAAGAAGTAATCGGAAACTTTTAATCCAGAGGCTTAAAGAACTATGGCAACCAGAAATCAATTAAATCCACCTCCATTAAGGAAGATTACTGACTTTAAAAGTAAGTTAACAGGTGGAGGCGCAAGAAGTAATCTTTTTGAAGTTGTTTTATCTTTCCCTAATATTGCACCAGCTGACATTAATGTTTTAGATAAATCAAGATTTTTAGTAAAAGGTGCTAATTTACCTGCATCAAATGTTGCTCCAATCGACGTTCCATTTAGGGGAAGAACTTTAAAAGTTGCTGGAGATAGATCTTTTGAAAGTTGGACAGTAACGGTAATTAACGATACTGATTTTGGAATTAGATCTGCAATGGAAAATTGGATGAATAAAATCAATAGAGTTTCTGACAATACTGGCGCTACTGACCCATCTACATACACTGCAGATGCATTTGTTTATCAACTAGATCGTGATGGTTCCACTCTAAGAGCATATCATTTCTATGATATCTTCCCAACATCTATTGGAGCAATTCCTTTAGATTACGGGACAAGTACAATCCAAGAGTTTACTTGCGAATTCCAAATTCTTTGGTGGGAAGCCGTCAGGGGTAATTCACCCTCTGCTGGTGGAGAAGATATCAACTAAATAGTCTATACAATAAGTTTAAATTTATAAAATGGCGAAACTTTTTGGTTTTTCGATTGAAGACAACAGTGATAAAAAACCTAAGTCTGTAGTTTCCCCCGTTCCTCCAAATAATGAGGACGGGGTTGATTATTTTATTCAATCAGGTTTTTATGGTCAATATGTAGATATTGAAGGTGTTTATAGAACAGAATATGATTTAATACGAAGATATCGTGAAATGGCACTTCACCCAGAATGTGATAATGCCATTGAAAGTGTTGTTAATGAGGCAATTGTTAGTGATTTATACGATTCTCCCGTAGAAATAGAATTAACAAATCTGAATGCTAGTGATAGATTGAAGGAAGTTATTAGGTCAGAATTCAGATACATCAAAGAAATGATGGATTTTGATAAAAAATGCCATGAAATTTTTAGGAATTGGTATGTCGATGGTCGGTTATTTTATTTAAAAGTTATTGATCAAAAAAATCCAGAAGCAGGGATTCAAGAATTAAGATATATTGATCCCATGAAAATGAAGTATATCCGTCAGGAGAAAAAGACGGAAAATGGTTCTAATGGATATAGAAATTTAAACCTTAGATCTGGAAACGATGCAGATAAATTTAGTTTTCCAGAAATTGAGGAATATTTTGTATACACTCCTATGCCTAATTTTCCATCTGGAACAATTAGTGGTGGTTCTAAGGGAGGTATTAAAATTGCAAAAGATTCAGTTACGTATTGTACTTCTGGACTTGTAGATAGAAATAAAGGAACAATCTTATCATACTTACATAAAGCAATTAAAGCACTCAACCAACTTAGAATGATTGAGGATTCTTTAGTAATTTACAGACTTTCCAGAGCACCAGAAAGAAGAATTTTCTATATTGATGTTGGCAATTTACCTAAAGTAAAGGCAGAACAATATCTTAAAGAAGTAATGAGTCGTTATCGTAATAAACTAGTATATGATGCAAATACTGGTGAAGTTCGTGATGATCGTAAATTCATGAGTATGCTTGAAGATTTTTGGCTTCCAAGAAGAGAAGGTGGTAGAGGAACTGAAATTACAACTCTTCCTGGAGGTCAAAATTTAGGAGAACTTTCTGATATTGAATATTTCCAGAAAAAACTTTATAGAGCTCTTGCAGTTCCAGAGACCAGAATTGCTGGAGGTGGAGATGGATTTAATCTTGGTAGATCATCTGAAATTCTCCGCGACGAATTGATGTTTTCTAAATTTGTGGGTAGATTAAGAAAAAGATTTGCAAATCTTTTTAATGATATTCTTCGCACCCAACTTCTTTTAAAAAATATTGTATCTCCCGAAGATTGGGAAAAAATGAGTGATCATATTCAATATGATTTTCTATATGATAATCATTTTGCAGAACTGAAGGAAGCGGAATTATTAACTAATAGACTTACACTAGCAACTACTGTTGAACCGTATATCGGCAAGTATTACTCTACAGAATATGTTCGTAAAAAAATATTGAGACAAACAGATTCTGAAATCATTGAAATTGATATGCAAATTGAAGATGAGATTGCAAAGGGTATTTTACCGGACCCTAACGCACCTGTAGATGAAATGGGCAATCCATTACCCACTGGAGAAGAGCAACCTCAAGATATTCAACAGGGGGTGAATGGGGAAGTACCCATGGAACCATCTATGGATACATCTTCTCTAGAGATTCCACAACCTAAAGGCGGGAAGATATAAATAGTCGTATAAATAAACAATCAATTTTTATGGAAGAACTTATCGATTTGATTGCAACTGATGGAGCACCTTCGGATGTTTCCACCAAAATTAAAGAATTACTATATTCTAAAGCTGCTGAAAGAGTAGATGCTGCTCGCCCAGAAATTGCAACATTAATGTTTGGTGATGAACATCAATCGGGAGATAATGAATAATGGCAGTTAAAGTAGTTCAAACTGTTAACAGGATAACTGCGAATCCTGGAGTTGCCGCAACTAGTAATCCAATTGCATTGAAAAGTGGATATCTTAGGATATCTATTGCATCATCTGGAGTTGGTTGCTATGTGGCAATTGGAACTGATCCTATAGCAACAGTAAATGATTTTCATATTGGAACATATGATGCCGAAGTTTTGAAAGAGAGACTTGCTAGACAAAAAATAGTTGGAATTGTAACAGGAGCAACAACAACTCTTGTTTTTGACAACAATGCAGGAAATCCTTTTTTGATTACTGATTACGTATCTATTGAAGGAGCACCAACTGCAGGAATCAACACAACTCATAAATCAATTGTGTCCTTAACAGATTCCTCTGTTACTATTAATTTTAATACTTCTTCAATAACTTCACCAAACGTAACTAACGCAGATTTAATTAGAAGCGTAAAAGTTTCTGCCATTGCACCAGACACTAATTTGGGAGTCAGTGTAACTGAAGTTGTTTCTCTAGTATCCGAATAAGAAAAATGAAACTAATCACAGAAGAAGTCTCACAAGTAAAATTTATTACAGAAGGAAAAGGTTCTCAAAAGAAAATGTTTATTGAGGGTGTTTTCCTTCAAGGTGATATTTGCAACAGAAATGGGAGAATGTATCCAATGGAGACATTATCCCGCGAAGTGAGAAGATATACAGAATCTTTTATCAATAAAGGAAGAGCACTTGGAGAACTCGGCCACCCTGATGGTCCTACCGTCAATCTAGATCGTGTTTCACACAAAATTGTTTCTCTTAAGCAAGAAGGAACAAACTTTAGAGGTAAAGCACAACTTCTAGAAACTCCAATGGGTAAGATTGCCAAATCTCTTATTGGTGAAGGTGTTTGTCTCGGTGTTTCTTCTCGTGGTGTTGGTTCATTAAAGATGACCAATGAGGGTCATAAAATTGTTGGTGAAGATTTTATGTTGGCAACCGCAGCAGATATTGTTGCCGATCCTTCTGCCCCCGATGCCTTTGTTCAAGGAATTATGGAAGGTAAGGAGTGGGTTTATGATTCAAACAAAAAAGTTTGGATTGCAGAATCTATTAAAAATATTATTGAAAAGGACGTGCAAAGAAAAAAATTAACTGAAGAGAGAAAACTTGAACATTTTCAAAAATTTCTAAGTATGCTGTAAATGAAAGAACATTATGTTTATGCTATTGTAGATCCGATTAATAAAATTCCATTTTATATTGGTAAAGGTAAAAAAGATAGATGTTATGCTCATTTAAAAGGATATGCCAATTATAATGAAGAAAAATTGAATTATATCAAAAATATAAGACTTTTAGGATTTGAACCTATAATATATAAATTAATTGAAAATATATCAAATTCAGATTCTTTGGAATATGAGTCATATTTTATAGAATACTATAAAGAGTTTTTAACAAACAAAAATAGTATTCCTCCTGATAGGACTGGTCATAATTTATCAGTAGAGCATAAAGAAAAGTTGAGACATAAAAATCTTAATAAAAAACTCACTGAAGAACATAAGAAAAAAATTGGATTGTCAAATTCTCATAAACCCAATTATAAACAAAATAAAAATTATATAGATAATTCAACCAAAAGAAATGAAGGATCAAAAAATCCAAACTCAAAAATAATAATTTGTAATGGTATAAAATTTGGTTGTATGAAAGATGCTTGTGAATACTTTAATGTTTCTAAGCAAACGTTCAAGAAAAGATATGAGTTTGAATTTCTTGGCAAATCTTTAATTTATAAATAAATATAGATTATAACACAATCAAACAAATGTCCGTTGGTAGAAATTTACAAGAAATGGAAAACGTAGTAACCAAAGGGGCTGCATCTGCCGAACCAATGCACAATATTGCTCAGAATGCTTCTGGAGTAATGATTCCAGGTCAAACTGGTGCTTGGGAAGACTTAGGTGGTCCAACTCCAGAAAATTATCGTCCAGACGACGATTCTGCAACACTCAAAACACCAGGAGCAACTCTTGCTCAGGTTAAAAATGTAGTTAATGCAAAAGCATCTGCTGCTGAAGGTTCAAGAACTTCTGCCACTCCTGTTGCTGCTCCAGGTCAAGGTGTAAGAGAAGAGACCGAAGATGATGAAGATCTAATTGACGAAGAGGATCTTGATGAAGATGAAGAAGTAGTTGCTGAAGCAAAGCATAAAGAAGAAGAGGAAGAAGAAGAGGAAGAAGAAGAGGAAGAAGAGGAAGAAGAGGGTGGTAAAAATAAGAAGAAAATGGAAGAGGAATTTGATATTGAAGAAGATGTAAATGCTCTTCTTTCTGGTGAAGATCTTTCCGAAGAGTTCCAAGAAAAGGCAAGAACTATTTTCGAAGCAGCAATTAAATCAAAAGTTCTTGAAATTAAAGAAGAGCTTCAAACAACATATGAAAATGCACTAATTGAAGAAGTTGAATTTATTAAAAAAGAACTTACTGATCGTGTTGATTCATATCTTGAGTATGTTGCTGATGAGTGGATTCAGGAAAATGCACTCGCAGTTGAGCACGGTCTTAAGACTGAAATGACCGAATCATTCCTACAAGGAATGAAGAGTCTTTTTGAAGATCATTATGTAACAATCCCTGAAGATAGATATGATGTAATCGAGAGTATGGTAGATAAACTTGATGAAATGGAAGAAAAACTCAACGAGCAAATCGAAAGAAATGTTGCTCTGAATAGAAGATTAGCAGAGTCAGTTGCTGATGTAATTTTTGCAGATGTCGCTGAGGGTCTTGCACTTTCTCAGAAGGATAAACTCGCTTCTCTTGCCGAAAATGTTGAGTTTGATAGTGAAGCAAACTATCGTGAGAAACTGGTAACTCTGAGGGAGTCTTATTTCCCAACAAATACTGGTACTCAAAGAGATGTAACTGAGAACTTATCAGAAGAAGTTTCCTACGGAGAAACTGAAGTATCTTCAGTATCCCCAATTATGGAGGCATATCTTCAAACTCTCAGTAGAGTCGCTAAAAAGTGATTTTTAAATTATAAAGTCAAACAAAACTTTTTTAAAGAGGTAAACTACAATGCAGATGTACAATGCAGAATATCTGCAGGAGAAGTGGGCACCAATCCTTGATTATCAAGGAATGGATCCAATCAAAGATTCACATCGTAGATCGGTAACCGCTATCCTGCTAGAAAACCAAGAGAGAGAACTCCGCGAAGAGCGTTCATTCCTTTCAGAAGCACCAACCCAAAGTTTTGCTGGTGCTGGACTTGCTGGTGGATACACCGGTAGTGCTTCAAATACTACTGGATCTCCAGTTGCAGGTTTCGACCCAGTGCTGATCTCACTGATCCGCCGTTCAATGCCAAATCTGATCGCTTATGATCTTTGTGGCGTTCAACCAATGAATGGTCCTACCGGACTCATCTTTGCAATGCGTTCACGCTATCAGAATCAGTCTGGATTAGAAGCTTTCTATAACGAAGCAGATTCAGCATTCTCTGGTCAGAACGCGGGAAGAAATCTTTCCGATGGATTTGTAAGCGGAAGTGTTGGTCTAGGTACGACTGCTCAGGGTGGATCCAATCCTTCTATTCTTTCACCATCTGACCAAACAACCAATTCTGCTACTGGTGCTAACCAGTACAACGTTGGCGAAGGTATGACCACTGGTAATGCTGAATCACTCGGAGATGGTGGTGCAGCAACTTACTTCAACGAAATGGCATTCTCAATCGAGAAGCTAACCGTTACTGCTAAGTCACGCGCACTGAAAGCTGAGTACTCACTCGAACTCGCACAAGACCTGAAGGCAATTCATGGTCTGAATGCAGAAGCTGAACTTGCAAACATTCTCAGCACTGAGATTCTCGCTGAAATCAACAGAGAAATCATTCGTACCATTTACAAGGTCGCTGTTCCTGGTGCTCAGGTTAACACCGCTACCGCTGGTACTTTTGACCTTGACGTTGATTCTAACGGTCGTTGGTCAGTTGAGAAGTTCAAGGGTCTTATCTTCCAAATCGAGCGCGATGCAAACGCAATTGCACAGCAAACTCGTAGAGGAAAGGGTAACATGATCCTCTGCTCTGCTGACGTTGCTTCGGCACTCACAATGGCAGGTGTTCTTGATTACACCCCAGCACTTAACGCAAATCTACAGGTCGATGACACCGGCAATACCTTCGCTGGTGTTCTACAAGGTAAGTACAGAGTATACATCGACCCATATTCAGCAAACGTTGCTGCTAACCAGTTCTACGTTGTTGGTTATAAGGGTGCAAGTCCTTATGATGCTGGTCTCTTCTATTGCCCATATGTACCTCTCCAGATGGTACGTGCTGTAGGTGAGCAAACCTTCCAGCCAAAAATCGGATTCAAGACTCGTTATGGAGTCGTTGCGAATCCGTTTGCGAAGGGCGCTAATGCTCCTACTAATGGACAAGCAGATAACATTGCAACCAACTCAAACGTTTACTACAGAAGAGTTAGAGTTAACAATTTAATGTGATCCAATTCACAAGATTACTCAAAGACCCCTTTACGGGGTCTTTTTTTTATCTAAATAAAAATAAAAAAATGAAAACATTTCAAATGTTTAAAGAAGACCTTTCAAGAAACGTAATTCCTCTTGATAAGGCAGCGCAGCGGAACTTAACTAAAGCAAGAAAAGGACAAATTGGTCCAGGATCAAAACCAGTTCCAGAAACATCATTTAAATTAGTGCCAGCAAATATACCATTAAAGTAATAATGACTAATCCAGTATTTAATAAGCAAATAACAAATAGGAATTTTTTATCTCCAGTAGGTTTTAAATTTACTTTAGCAAAAAATCCTAAAGTGGCATTTTTTTGTAATAGTGCAAAAATTCCAGAAATTAGTTTAGGAACTGAACCACAACCAACATATCTAAAAAACATTGATGTTCCAGGTGATATTATAACTTATGGGGATTTTTCATTAAGATTTTTAGTTGATGAAGATCTTGTTAATTATATGGAAATTCACAAATGGATCACTGGTATTGGATTTCCAGAAACTGCAGATCAATATGCAGATCTAATCACAAATGAGGATAACATACAAGATCCAAAAAGAGCGTTTAGTGATGGGAGTTTATATATTCTAGATAATAATTACAATACAAATGTAATAGTTAAATTTAAAGATTTATTTCCAGTATCACTATCTTCATTAGATTTTGACTCTACAAAAACAGATGTTCAGTACTTTACAGCAGAGGTCAATTTCAAGTATACTGTCTATAATATCTTAGATAAGAATAATAAAATTCTATGAACCTTGATGAAATCCAGGAAATGTGGCAGAGAGATTCTGTCATTGATCCTGATAATTTGCACGATGAATCCCTAAAAATTCCACAACTTCACTCAAAATATTATACAGTCTATAATACAATTACTTTATTGCGTGAGAAAGCAAGAGAAACTTACAACCGAGTTAAACTTGAACGCTACAACTACTACACAGGAAAGGCACCAGCAGAGGTCTATGTAGAGGATCCATTTCCGTATAAGGTTCGGGACAAAGAGGCATTGCAGAGGCATATGGATGGGGATGAGAAGTTAAGTAAGGTAGAACTCAAGATTAGATACTATGACATTATGCTTAAGTTCTTAGAAGAAGTTATTAAGACTATTTCTAATCGCACTTATCAAATCAAAAATGCTATTGAATGG